TTCGCCCACAACGCCCCATTCGAGGCTGCCATCACCCGTGCTCTCTTCACCAAGACCACCGGCTACAAGGCCCCCCGGCCCGAGCAGTTCCGCTGTACACAGGCAATGACCCGCCGTGCCGGGCTCCCACCAGCCCTTGAGGACGTGGGCAGCATCCTCGGGCTGCGGGCTCAGAAGGACAAGGCGGGGCATGATCTCATCAAGAAGTTTTGCGTTCCCCAGAAGAACAAACAGAAGCCGACCACCAATGCTAAACTGCTGGCCAAGAGAGCCAAGAACCCGTTCCGCGAGCGCATCCTGCCCACCGACTCCGAGGCTGACATGGCCGACTTCAAACGGTTCATCGAGTATTGCCGTCAGGACGTGGAGGTGGAGCGCCAGGCCGCGCACACGTTGAAATACTTCGCCCTGAGCGGGGATGCTCTGGCCACGTTCCAGCTCGACCTCACCATCAACGAGCGCGGGTTCCCGGTGAACCTGACGGCCATCAACAATGCAGTCAAGATCATTGAGGAGACCGAGGCCAAGACCGGAGCCGAGTTCTTTGCGCTCACGGGACTCAAGCATACCCAGCGGGAAAAGATACTCACGTGGTTGCAGCAGCGCGGCTGGCAGGGCAACGATCTCAAAGCAGAGACCGTGGACGCGCACCTCGACAGTGCCGAGGGTGCAGGTGGCTCGGAGTCGGATGGAGAGGATGAGGACAGTCAGGAGGCCGAGTTCGGTGAAGACGACGGCACCGACATCAGCCGGGCACTCATGCTGCGCAAACGGCTCACCTATGCTGCCGTGAAGAAGGTGAAGGCCATTCTTGCCATGGTCGGGCCTGATGACAACCGGGTGCGTGGCACGCTCATTTTGTGGGGTGCCGGGCCGGGCCGGTGGGCCGGGTTCAAGGTGCAGCCCCAGAACATGAAGCGCCCGTCCACCCGGCTGGTGCGTGACATGCCGTGGAAGGCCATGGGATTCAAATCCGAGGGCAAAGCCCTGAGCTGGCTCACCCAAGCCGCGTATCGGGACATTCTGGCTGGCCGGGATGCCGACTGGTTGGAGCTGGTCTATGGTCCACCCCTTGAAGTGGTCAGTTCGTGCATCCGGCATTTCATCCACGACTATCAGGTGTGCCCGCATTGCGGTGGCACCGGCAGACCCCCGGAGAAATGGTACAAGCGCAGCGAGCCGTGCTCGAAGTGCGCCAGCATGAAGTATTTGGAGAACTACATGCTCTCAGCCGACTTCGCTGCCATTGAGGCCCGTGGTGTGGCATGGCTCGCTGGTCAGGAAGACGCGCTCGAAGAATACCGTCAGGGCATTGACCGTTACAAGAAGATGGCCAGCAGGATCTATGGTGTGCCCTATGAAGAGGTGCAGGAGTTCCCCCAGCGTTTCGTGGGCAAACAGGCCGTGCTGCTGCTGGGCTATCAAGGCGGTGGCCCCAAGTTCCGGCAGACCTGTGAGAAGTATGGATACTTCGACCTGCCCGAGGGCTTCGAGGATGAGGTCGTCAAGATCTATCGTGAGTCCCACCCCGAGATTGTGAAGCTCTGGCGCAAGATGGACCAGTGCTCACGGGCTGCCGTGCTGAGCCCCGGCAAGGTGGTCGAGGTCAATGACAAGCTTTCGTTCCGAGTCATGGAGATTGCCAATGGCACGAGCTTCCTGCTGCTTCGTCTGCCGAGTGGCCGGGAGATCAGCTACCCCATGCCCGAGCTGGTCAAATGCCTGAGCTACACGCACAAGGGTAAGCGGGTGCAGATCTTTGAACCGCAGCCCGAGGACATCCAGAAAGCCATCGAGCGCGTGGGTGAGAAAAAGCATTTCCTAAAAGATGTTGTCACATATTATGGCAAGACCGGGAAAGATGGCACGAAGGCTTGGGGGCGCGTTCCCACGTATGGCGCGAAGTACACGGAAAATGCCACCCAAGGTTTAGCCGCCGACTTTATGGTCAACGGGGCCCTCAACTGTGAGGATGCCGGATACGAGATTGCCACCCTCATCCACGACGAATCTCTCAACTACAAGAAACCGGGACAGACACCGGAGGAACTTTGCAGGCTTCTCGCCAGCACACCAGAATGGGCAAAGGGCATGCCTCTGCTGGCCGAAGGAAAAACAGTGCCTTTTTACATGAAATGAGTGTTCAACTGATGCTTGGTGAATGCCTTGAGCGCATGCAGGAAATCGAAACCGGCAGCGTGGACATGGTGATGGCCGATTTGCCTTATGGCACGACTGCCTGTAAGTGGGACGCGGTAATTCCGTTCGCCCCACTGTGGGCACAATACCGGCGCATCTGCAAAAAGAATGCGGCTATTGTGCTCACGGCTAGCCAGCCGTTTACGAGCGCACTGGTGATGAGTAATCCAACCATGTTTCGGCATGAATGGGTGTGGATAAAGAACCGTGGGAGCAACTTTGCCAATACAGTCCGGGAGCCTTTCAAAGAGCACGAAGTTGCCTTGGTGTTCAGCCAAGGAGGGTGGATTTACAACAAGCAGATGCAGGAGCGAACCGGTGCCGGTGCGAGTCGGGTTAAGTATGGCATTAATAACAAGACAGCCAGTGATAACTACCGGAAATTTGACAACGAGGACGTTGTGATGCGTGGCGAACTTCGCGTGCCTTCATCTTGGCAGAAGTTTAATACCGATACCAGCGGAGCACACCCAACGATTAAGCCCGTCGCTCTGATGGAATACTTGATTCGCACCTACACTAACGAAGGCGAGACGGTGCTCGACAACACCATGGGAAGCGGCACAACCGGCGTGGCCTGTATCAACACAGGGCGCAAGTTCATCGGTATTGAGCGCGACCCCGAGTACTTCAAAATCGCACAAACCCGGTGTGACCCTCTCAACGGCATCTGGTAAAATCTCAATCACTCAACACAAAATGAACACACCACCAAAACCACAGCCGGTCGATCTCATGATCGACATCGAAACCATGGGCAACACTCCAGGTGCCGCCATCCTCTCCATTGGAGCCGTCTTCATCAAGGACGGCAAGCTGGGGCATGGATTCTACCAGCCTGTTGACCTCCAGAGCTGCCTTGAGAACGGCCTCAAGATGGACGCTGGCACTGTGCAATGGTGGATGAAGCAGTCTGATGAAGCCCGTGAGTCCATTACACGGGAGACCGGTGACAACATCATTGCAGTGCTGGCCAACTTCTATGGCTGGGTGACTCAGAATGCCCAAGGCGCTGAAGTTCAGGTGTGGGGCAACGCCGCCACGTTCGACGTGGTGCTCATGGAGGAAGCCTTCCGCCGTGTTGGCTATGACATCCCATGGAAGTTCTGGGGCCACCGCTGCTACCGTACGCTGAAAAACCTCTTCCCCGGCGTTCCGAAGCCCGAGTTCACCGGCATCAAGCACCACGCGCTCGACGATGCCAAGTTCCAGGCGCTGCACCTCATCAACATTCTTGAACACATAAACTGTTTGCAGAACGTGCCTGATTCTGCTACAAACCCACCACAAACCAATGAACAAAAAACACCCGTCGTCCAAAGCCCCGGCTTCGCTGCCCAACCACAAGTTTGCTGCCCAGACGGAGCATGTGACCTTTGCATCCCAACCGAAGTCCAGCAAAACGACATTGCGGAAGATCCCGCAGCCGGTGTTCCCGGCACGCCATGAGGTCGTTGTCTCCACAGCCTTTGTCAGGAACAACACCCCGCTGCTGGTCAACTGGCCCACGCTGATCAAGGTGTTCAACGAGTCGGCCCCCACGGCTGACCGTCTGCGCAAGCTCATCGTGGTCGAGGTGCAGACCCGCAACCGGCCCACCATGCTCCGCCGCCTCCTGAGCCGCCTGCACATCGTGGAACGGCAGGAGATGATGAAGGTGCTCAAGATTAACTGAACCAATAATATCATGATTAAAAACAAAACTTGGGTAATGCTCTCTGAAAAAGAAATCAGGGAAGAAGCAAAGCTTACTGACAAAGAAAAAACTGCCGTGGATGCTTTTGTAAAAGCGGCAAAAGATCTGCCTAAAGGTTTGGTCATTGGCATCTCTGATTTTGATGACCGTAATGATGGTATCATCGTCTCAAAAATGATCACTTCTGGGATGTCTGAAGTGGTGGCAAGAGTTCGCAGGAAATCGCTGATTTTTTAAGTGATGCCCCCCAAGTTCTACAACCCGGACAAGCACAAGCCCCGTGAAAAAGCCATCGAGGCTGCCATTGGCAGGTATGCCGTGAGCAAGGGGTGCTTGTGGTGGAAGTTCACCTCACCGAACAACCGCTCGGTGCCTGACCGCTGGCTGCTCACCCCCAATGGTGTGGCTGCCCTGCTGGAGGTGAAACGCCCCGGCGAAAAGCTGACAGTCGGGCAGTCCGAGAAAATCCAGCAAGTGTTGATACGCCAGGGGCTTGCCGACTGGACGGACAACGTGGAGAAAGGCAAACGGATCATCGACGAGTGGTGCTCACTGCCGGGGCCGAAGACTGGCAAACTGGAGGGCGTGTGGTGAGATGCCAAGCCACGAACAGATGCAAGAAATAGGAACTGTTTTTGCGTGCTATAACCCATCAGTGGTTCAACGTCTGGTACCGCAAACAGACAATTGGTGGAGCCAAATGGCCAACAAAGAACTTGAGATGCAGAGCAAGCTTCTCATCCCGATCTGCCCATGCTGTGGATATGGTCGCACACTCTTTGCCCACGTTCAGAAAACACCCGAACTGGTGATTCCGGCTGAGTTTTCAGACTGGTGCTCCAATTGCAGAAAAATGTTGGCCAGCAAACTCAAATGATGCGCTACTCTCCGTCAGAACCCCAACGGTTGGCCCGCAGTCACCTGCTCGCGCACCCTGACACGTTCTTGCTCATGGGGATGGGCCTTGGCAAGACCGCCACCATCATCGACCACCTTGATACATTACTGCTCACCGGAGAGGCAAGAGCCATGCTGGTGATCGCACCGCTGGCCGTGTGCAACTTGACGTGGCCCAACGAGGTGGCCAAGTTCGAGCAGTTCCGTCAGATGCGAATTGCCGACCTGCGCACCGAGGAAGGCCAGAAGCAGTTCACCAAGGGCACTGCTCACATCTACACGGTCAACTGGGAGTCCCTGCCCACCGTGGCCGTGCTGCTGGCCAAGCAGAAGTCGCTGGCCGTGCCTTACGACATGGTGGTGTTCGACGAGTCCACCAAGGCCAAGAGCAACCAGTCCAAGCGGGCTGCTATCTACCGCGAATACTGCCCCCGTGTCGCCCGGCAGATCGCGATGACCGGCACCCCGGCCCCCAACAGTGAGGCCGACCTGTGGGGCCAGATGATGATGGTGGACGGCGGCAAACGGCTTGGCCCGAGCTTCAGCAATTTTCAAAAGACCTATTTCAAGCCCACTGACTTCCGCAAATACAAGTGGGTGCTCAAGGATGGTGCGGGGGAGCGGATTTACAAACGGATCAGTGATGTCACCCTGACGTTGAGGACCAGCGACTGGCTCGACCTGCCTGACACCGTGGTCAACGATGTTGAGATTGATCTAGGGTCTGCACTAATGTCACAATACCAGCAGTTCGAGGACGAGCTTGTGACCCAGATCCGAGACAAGGTGATCACAGCCCCCAATGCTGCCGCGCTCATCACCAAGCTCATGCAGTTCACCAGCGGAGCCACGTACGACGAGGAGAAGCTGGTGCATGAGATCCACGACAAGAAAATCCGGGCGCTGGTGGAGACGGTCAGGAAGATTGACGGTCCCACCCTCATTGGCTACGCCTATCAGCACGAGGTTGACCGGTTGAGGAAGGCGCTGCCCAAGGCGGAGTTCTTCTCCGACTACAAGAACAAGGCGGCACAGGTGCAGATGCTGGCACGGTGGAACGCGGGCAAGATCCCCCAGCTCGTCGCCCACCCGGCCTCCATGGCCCACGGACTCAACATGCAGGATGGCGGGTGCAACCTTGTGTGGTACTCCCAGACTTACAGCCGGGAGAAGTCCGAGCAGATGCTGGGCCGTCTGTTCCGGCGCGGACAGCGGAACGAAGTCAACCTGTGGCGGCTCATGTGCCCCGGCACCGTGGACTACGCCGTGGCTCTGGCCCTGGAGAACAAGGCTGCCAGCGAAAACACCCTGCTGACCGCGCTGCAAAGCCTTGAGGCGTTCCGCCGTGGTGGCGGCGTGGTCGAGATCGGTGATGATTCAGATTTGATGGAGGATGAATATGAAGATAATTAAATCAGGAGATACCAAGAAACCCAAAGAAGTGAAATGCACCTGTCAGGAGTGTGGCTGCAAGTTTTCATTCACTGAGAAGGAAGCCAAGTTCGTCAGCGATCAACGTGACGGAAACTATTACACGGTCAAATGTCCTGAGTGCAAAACTCCGAACGCCATTGACGCATCACTTTTCTAGCTCATGAAACATCCTCGCGCCACCAGCCTCAAAATCGTCCAGGCCCCGCTCCCGTTGACCGGTGAGTCCACCATGTTCAACCCGCTCGCCACACAGGTCGGTGGGCAGCACTACAAGAACATGCCCATCCAGCCGGTGGAGTTCAGCGAGCGCAACCAGTTGCCATACTGCATGGCCAACGTGATCAAGTATGTCAGCCGCCACCGGGCCAAGCACGGACGTGAAGACCTTGAGAAGGCCATCCACTATTGTGACCTTGGCCTGTCCATGTACGAGCAGACCAAGACCGCCTGGCGCACCCAAGACTCGGACTGGGCCATCACACCTCTGCGGTTTTGTCAGGAGAACAAGTTCGACGGCCCCACCACCAAGGCCGTGATCCACCTATGCAGTGTGTTCAGCCGTGGCAGCATGGGGTACCTTGAGGCCAAGCAGGTGCTTGAGGGCATCCTTGTGACGGATTACCCACCGCTGCGGTCTAGCAGGAGGAGATGAGTGGTATCAAGCCTCATTTTTGCTGACTGCACCACGAGCATTTACGAGGTACCGTTTCACGCTTTCAGGCTGGCTATGGTATGGTGGGCGGCGGACGGCTTTGCAGCGGTCTTTCTCCACTCGGGTGACACACACTTTGTTCGACTGGTTGCCACCAAGAACATGGTAGCAGGACTCGTCTTCAGCGATGTAGAAACCGACATGGCCCCCTCCATTGCGCTGGAAAGCAAGAATATCCCCTAGCCCAGCTTGAGGAGACTTCACACCAAACTTGGCCCAATTCAACGCCCAAAGAGGCTCCACGACAACTTCAGCAGCCGAACGGGCACGAAGCACCACGATTGCAGCAAAAAGCCCACACCACGGGATGTCATCGTCAGAGTACCCATAGATTTTCACCCCTGCATGGTTGAGTTCATCACGCCAGCCGATGATCGTTGCGTTTGATCCTTTGCCGACCACTTCTGCGGTGCCGTGCAGTTTGAGAGCTTCATGGATGCAACGCGGCAGCGTCCCGATTGTGCCGAGCCATTCATAGTTTTTTGGGTAGTTCATGGCGTGATGGTCTGAGGATTCTTGGCGCTGGTGGCACGGGTGTTGTTCTTGATCACTTGATCACCTGCCGCCAGTGCCGCGGCTGCCCCGCTGCCGGTGGTCAGATAAACGAGCCCAGCAGCGTTGGCATCTTTGACGAGGTTCAGGCCAATCTGAGCCCGCTGTTCTTGGGTGAGGCTCCCACAAGAGACGAGCGCCAGTGTGGCGATGATGAGGATGTGTTTCATGGTGTGGTGTGTTTCTGGTCTTGGGTGTCGTTCTCGATGATGCTTTTCATGGTATGCTCGAAGATCTGGCCTTCGGTGAACCACGTGCTGTGTCCAAAGCTGTGGTTGCTATGATCGAACACACGTCCTGGCCATCTGGCGGCAAATTCACCTCCACGAAGGCCCATTGAGCCGTACCCAAGCCCGGCCCAGCTACCGAACACATGTGTGACCTTGGCAAACTGGAGGGCTTTGTCGTTGAGGCTGCCATAGATGTGAACACGGCCCACCACATCATTGATGAGAGCATCCTCGAAGTCTTCTTCCTGTGCAGCCGGGGCAAACAGGTGGCACGCTGCAATCTGAGTGCCGATGTCGCGGAGCAGCCGCGCTGTGATGTCGCAGCCATTCGAGTGGCCAACCAACACCACACGGTACCCGGCCTGCTTGGCCCTGGACACCTTGCGCGCCAGCTCATCAGTGCGCCTCCGCTGGCCGATGAACCGTGTCACAGCAGTGGTGTAATACTCGCGCCGGTCTGCACTCACACCATCAGGCGTGCGAAAGTTGATGTAATCACAGAACCGCTCGGGCCAGCCTTGGGCGTCACCAGGGTGAAACCGGATGCCATTGATGGCCAAGAAAAAAGTTCTGCTCATGAGGGCACCCTCCAATGCACGTAGAGGATGAGCCCCAGCACGGTCATCACCCACACAGCCACAATGACGATCCACCTGTCCTCAAGGGACCGAATCCGTGTTGAATGGGACTCCTGGTTGGCACGGATCTGTGGCAGTTCGTTCGTGTTGAGCTTGACCGTGGCAATTTCACTGGCCAGCGTTTTGAGGGACGCCCGGACTTCCTCATGCCACCGGGCCACTGCATCAGCCTTCTCTTTGAGAAGGACTGCATTGGCCAGCTTCAGTTCGGCGGCTTCTTCTTCGGGTGTCATTTTTTGGCGTGTTCGATCAGTTTCTCATCAGCCTCCTGTACTGCCTTTGAAGCCTGCTCCAAGCGCAGGTCAGCAGCACATGCTTCTTCCATGAACTTATCGACCATACATCGGGCCGGTGTTTGCGCAGACCCCAAATCTTTTGTCTCTTCTTGAGCCTTGATGGCCACAGGAAGTGCTGGCCTGATGGACGCGGCCAAGTTCAGATCATCATGGGGTATGGAGAAGAACGTTGATACCATGGGGTTACGGCAATTTTGGTTGAGGAAAAAGCCCATTTGCAATCATCTCCTCCAGCGTCCGCGCCACCCCCTCGGGGTGTTCTGTTGTAGGTTGTTTGAACAATGGCGGGAACTCATCATAGACCACCATGCGGCCGCCTCGTAGTTCTTTCACCCGTGCCGACAATGCGGTCAGCGTGCCCGCAGGCAGCGCCCCAGAGCCCTCATAAGGTTGCAGCACCATCACAATAGCCGCTGCATCAGCCTGAGGATGCACGTTGATTTGATACGACGTGTCCACTTCAAGCCAGCGGCTGTCATCAAGTGCCTTGCGCCACGGGAAAAGGTATTGAGTGTCCTTTGGGCTTCGCCCAGCAGCGGGGCGGCTCAGTGACCAAAGCGCATCACTCATAACGCGTGCTGCTGGAGCTGGAATAAAAAGTTTCATTGGGCGAAATACAGGTCCTTTCCAATCTGCTGAATGGCATCTGCGTTCGTGTTTCCGACATCAGCTATCCACACCCCACCTCCATAGAATTTGGCATTGGCCACCCACAATGGGACGCCCGCTTGAGTCCCGACACCGATAAGATCAATCGTAATCGAGGTGCTTGTCTTGGTCCCGGTGGTAACCCCCACGCCGGCATTTAGCCTCGACCCCAAAGAACCTATTTGCAGCGCATGACTGCAAATGTCAGTCGTGATAGTGATGGCACCCGGTGCGGTGCCGCCCGGCTCATTCCAGTCAGGGGCAACACCGGTGCCGTAGTTGAAGGCATTGCGTTTTACGTCACTGGTTGAGTGAATATTCACACCCACCATGCCAAATCCCGGAGCCGCATTGACCGTCCAGTGCGTTGAGTCAGTCGCCGCAATGCTAAGCCCGGTCTTCATCATCGCCACGTCATTCGACCCTGTATCGGCGTAGGCATACGCCAGACCGTTCCCATCAATATCCCCTCGCGGCTGGCCGCTGGCGGCATACGTCAGATGGTTGCCATTTCCAGTCTGGTCATAAAACTGGCTGAACCACCACGGGTCAGCGCCCACGAAGGCGCTCAAACTCGCGGCGTCAAACAGGCCTGGAGACAGCGCCGCAATGTCCAGCTCATCATCCCCAGTGCGTCGCACCCGGAACAACGGACCTGTGTAGCTCGTAAACAGCCGGTGAGACAGCCCCCAAATTGCAAGTCCATCCGCAGCATAAGCATCCAGCGGCCCCACAAAATTGGAACCATAAGATACCAGAAGTTGTTGAGTAGCACCCATTAAGTCAATCCTGAGCCGGAGATCATCCAGCGGGTTGCGGTAATCTTAAGAGCAGTGGCAATGCCATTGGCGGCGAGTGTGCGTGCCCCCGTGGTGCCTGCCCCCGATAGAACAAGTGTGTCAGAATCGACCGCAATTGTGATGTCACCTGCTGATGTGTCATTCACAAAAGTGATGGCCGTGCCAACAGGGTATGCCACTGAGGCATTTGCAGGTATGGTCCAAGCACGTGGTGTGGTGTCAGCAGACGGGTGGTAAATCTGTTTGCCTGAGTCTGTGAGAACCAAGGTGTAGTCTGCTGACTGGCTGTTTTGAGGAACACCAAGATACCCCACTGAATACTCGGTGGGGGCGGTGATGTTGTTGATGACGTCAGTGATGGTGCTTCCAGCGGGCAGGCTACCAGCCGCGACATTTGCCAATGCCACAAGGATGGCTTTGAGCACCTGTGAGTCATCCAGGTTCGGCAGAGGAGCAGTCATGCCCAGAGCCGTCATGGCACTGAAGATCTTGGCATCGGAGGCAATCTGGGACATGGGAAGCTTTTAGGAAATCAGGTTGGCAGCCACAATGAGGATCTGCTTGAGCACTTGGGAGTCGTCGCCAGCAATGGGTTCGCCGCCAAGAGCGGCTTCTGTGGCAGCGATGGCGGCGGGTGAGAACAGGATTGAGACCATGATATTATCCTCGGAGACCACCAGCCCTGACAGCCTGGCGGAGGGTTTCTTCAGCCATGGCATCGCTCTCATCCGGGTCTTCGGACTCAGAGCCCACCGGCTGGCCGTCAAATGACTCAAACACCAGACGGCCATCTTTGATCTTGGCCTTGGTGATGACCTCGAAAGTGTCACCGTCCTTGGTGCCTTGGGGCGGTTGGAAACCTTCGGGGAGCACAATGCTCATGTCATCGGCAGCAGCGGCTTCAGCAGCCTCGGCTCCCGGTGTGACCGCTTCCATGGCTTTTTCTTCGACGCTCTCGGGCTCGTCCTCGATGATTTCTTCCTCTTCAGCCATCTCGGGAAATTTCATTTTCATGATGCAAGGTCTGGGTGGTTAAAAGGCATGCCCGTCACAGAGGTGATTCTGCAAACGGGCATGCCATGAGTTTAAATCTGACTAGTAAGACGGGCAGGTGTTGCCCACCGTGGCAGGGCAGCGCAGCACCATGATGGCGAAGGCATACTGAGTGTTCACGGTTGGCTTGAAGGCAGCCATGAGGTCAGCAGCGTAAACACCGATGGACTGGAACAGGTTGGTTTCCTTGTTCGGGATGTTGGCCCAGATCACATCACCGTTGTAGTTGACAGCCTTGAAGCTGGTACCGGCACCGAGGGAACTCTTCGGCTTCGGAGTCTGACGGATGACAGCCTTCGGATTCCAGATGTACATGACCTCGTAGAGGGCGCTGTCGTAGTCCGGGTTGACGATCTGGCTTGGGCCACCGATGGAGGAAGGGCCATCGATGTAGTAAGGCACCTGCACGTACTCGCCGCCGACGAAGTTGTAGCGCGGCATGCGGTAGTCGATGCAGTGCATGAAACCACCATAGGCACGGTCAATGCCCCAGCTCTGAAGGAGCATGGCACCGGAGTCTTTGCCCATCTGGGCGAAGCGAATGTCCTGACGAATGTTGGCGTCGTTCTGGATGATGTTCTGGCTGGCTTCAGCCGAGCAAATCAGGGTGAGCTGGGCTGCACCGTTGGAGTATGCATAAGGCTTCACACCACCGCCGTCCTGCATGATGCGGTTGTAGAGGCGATAGAGCAGGCTCTGGCTGGCGATGTAGGTGGCCGGGGTGTTGGTGAACGCGGTGCCGGTGGTGATGGTGCTCGAAGAGTTGAACACCACCTTGTTGGCCCAATACTGGAACCAATACTTGGAGCGGTCTTCCCAGAGATCGGTGATGTTGCCGACAAAGTTCTGCTTGGTCTGAGTGACCTGTTCTTCCCACTCGTAGGAGAACCGGCCATCGGTAAGACAGATGTCCGAGGACATGACCTGGTTCTGCTCGACGTAGTAGTTCTGGATGAGACGGGCAGGGGTGACAACGCCGGGGGTGAGCTGACAGTTGTTGACGGGGGTGTCAGGAGACTGCACACGAGTCCAGCCGGAACCACCGGCAATGCCGGAGCGCAGCGTGGAGACTGTGGACGGGTTGTAGCCGATGCCGTCAGGGAAGTTTTGCTTTTCCATGAGCATGGAGACACGACCTGTCTCACGCATTTTCTGATAGACTTGACCCTCAAGACGGGAGGCGTCAGAGGCGAAGATTTGACCGATGGTAGCCATAAAGGTGGGTGATGTGAATGGGGTGGTGTGGAAACCTCTCGTTCACGGTCAGGGCACTTTGCTCGGGCGTGACAAGAGATGTGCGTCTGCGGGTGCAGAAGCCTCTAACACGACCGGTGAGCAGCCGACCAAACCCTTGCGGGTTCCTTTAAGCTCGTCGAATTGCTTTCTTCATTGGTGAGTCACGCCAACCCGGTAAGCACGGAATTTAATCTCAAGGTGAGGATATGAAAAAACCCACTCCTTCGCAAGAGTGGGTTTTATAGTTGACGGGTTATCTAATGTCAGGCTCAACGGCGGCGGAAATCATCAGCCTGCCGGATCTTGGCGAAGAAGTCGTCATCATCGGCAATCGCGTTTGGGTCATCATGCTCAGTGCTGCTGGCCTGCTTGGCACCTGGCCGGGCGTTCGTGAGGCTCGCCACGGTCTTCTTCAGTTCAGCCACAGTCTTTCTCTCGGCAATCAGGGCCTTGGTGACGACTGCCGCCACCTCAAGCCCGTGGGCCTGCATGGCACGTTCCTCGGGGTCATCGCTGATCTGCGCATTGTCCAGTGAGTCCATGAACTCCTTGCGCTCGGCCTCGGACATGCCCTTGATGATCGGGGCAATCTTCTTCTCCATCACCGACTTGCTGGCTGCCACGGCCTTCTGCCATGCTTGCTGCTGCTCGTAGGTCTGCTTGGTGCTGTCCTGCTGGGACATGGCATCTTGAGCAGCTTTGAGCTTCGCGGCATTGGTCTCAATCTGGTGGCCTTTGAGCCACGCATCGTGCAGTTGGTCTGCCTGCTTGTAAAGGGACGCCTTGATGGCGGACGGCACATTGTCAGCATCATCAATGAGCTTGTCGATGGCCACCTGCCGTTTCCAGTCGGTGGTCTCGCGCATGGCCTCGAACATCTTGTCCGGGTCCAGTTTGAACTCACCACAGATTTCTGTGATGCTGCCCTCCGCCTTGGCCAGTTTGGCGGTGACATTCTCCTTGTAGTCCTTGGTGTTTTTTACGTCGTGAACCGCCTGGAACTGACGCAGTTTCTCCAGTTCAGCCTGCACTTCCTTGGAGACGGGGTTCTTGCGCAGTTCCTCCATCTCTTTGGTCATTTTCTCGACGGTCTTGTCGAGTTCCTTGGCCCGCTTTTCCTCCTTGCGGAGCTGGTTCCAACGAGACAACTGCTTCTCGCCTTCTTCGCCTTCTTTCTTGCCTTCGGGTGGGAGTTCTTCTTTCTCTTCGCCCGTGGTTTCGTCAGCATCCGGTTCTTCCGGCTCCTCTTCGACGACGTCCAGTTTGTCAGCCTTCTTCAATGGCTGGGCGGCAGGCTTTGCCTCAGCAGCCTTCTTGGTCTTCTCAGCGGCAGCCGGGTCAGCCGTGGCCTTCTTTTGAAGGTTGGCCGGGTGATCGTCGGCCTGACGGATCTGATCGAAGAAACTGGACTCCCCAGCCCCTTCGCCGCCTGTATCGGTGACACCGGGGGCAGCTTCAGCAGATGGGGCTTCTTGACGGAGGACGGGGCGCAGGTACATGGTGTTTAGCATTTTGGTTTCTCTTCACGAAATTCAACGGGGATCTTGTGCTCGTAGGCTCGGGCCAGCAGGTCGTTGTCGGTCTCTCCCGGTTTGATGGGTTTGGTCAGCGTCTCAAGGTCGGCAAACCCTTGGTTCACTCCGCTCATGAGCATGTACCTGCGACCAAACACAATATCGGCCAGCGCGGAGACCTCCTGCTGGTTCGGCGGTTTCGGGACTGCCGCCCCTTTGATGATGCCGATGGCCAGTTGAAGAACGGGGTCTTTCAACAGCTCGGCCAGTTTGTCACGGTACTCGGGTTTTTGCCTGAAGGCTTGGGCTTCTTCTGTCATAATGTCATGCTGCTTGCTGAGCTGCTTTGTTCAATTCCTGAGCTTTCTTGGCGTCCCCATAGGCGAGATCCTGCTGCTTCTTGGCCAGCTCAAGAGACTGCTTTTCCGAGTCAAACTGCAACTGCTGGCGCTTGGCCATGACATCGAGGCGAGCACCGGCATCCACCGACTGGCGGAGCACAGACAGCGGGGTCTCCTCAGAGTCGCCAGTGGCGGCTTCCGGGTTTTCCTGTGCCCGGCGTGCCTCGGCAGCGAGCTTCTTCTCGCCGTTGACCACGACTTCTTCGATCTGTGACAGCGCCTCTTTGAACGACTTGTACAGCGGGTTCTTGTCGGAGATGTAGGCCATGTGCTCCATGGCGTGACGCCAGATGGGGCCGAGCAACTGGATAGCCGGGGCGAACTCCATCTGCTCGTTGGCCAGAGCACCATTGATCTCGGCCAGCTTGGACAAGTGGGTTGCCACATGGACGGTGTGATCTTGGTTCGGCTCCAGCACGGCGGGCTGCCCCACCGACATGAGAGCATTCTCCATGTTGGCGATCTGCACATCCACGGGCGGGCGGGTGCCCGGCTCCGGTGGCACAAGCAGGTTGGCGAAACTGATCCCTGCCAGAGAGGCCGTGTACTGGCGCAGGAGGATCTGCTGCCCCTTGGGGTCGTAGCTGCCGATGTTTGGCATGAGCTGGCTGAACACAGCCCGGCGCTCTTGGGCGGACCCCTTGCCGACCCCCCGGTTGATCTCGATGGCGTCGATGTCCACATTGTAGATGGCTTCGATAGGCACTCCACGCTCCATGCACCGCTTGCGCATCTTGAAGGCTTCAGCACCCCCTGGATGGGATGCAGACAGTTCTCGGTTGCACACACGGCGGACAATCTCTTTGAAGTCGTTGAGCCACGAGAGGAAGTAAAGGTCCATCCCCGCCGTGGTCAGTTGACCGTCAATCGCGGCTTCCGTCTTCACTTCCTCGGCGGTCCTTGGGGTGGCCCCGCCTGTGTAGCGATTGGACCCACCAGCCTGCCGGGAACGCATGCCAAAGATGCCTTTGATCTCTTGGATCATCGGGATCAGGTTCTGCTGGAACGGCACATGCTTGATTTCCACGAACTCGGCCTGAGACGATATGATATTATATGGTCCAGACGGACGAATCAGGGTGTCGATGAGCGCATCCTCGTCGGTGGCCTTGATGTGGGGTGTGGAGGACCAGTTGGCCATGTCCACGGCCTTGCAGGTCATCAGGTTCAAATAAAGAGACGAGTTAAACCCACGCCATGCGTTACCACGGATCGAGTAGAAGTCACCATTGGAGCCGACGCCATCCGTGTAGGCCGTCACGAACTCACTCATGCTGCCGTACATGCCCTCACACTTGTAGAGGAACTCACCATTGCCGTCGTAGCGCCCGATGACGTGCGAAATCGAGCCGTCCATCTCACGGACCCAGCCATGTACCAGATCCACCGTGATGGCTCCCGCCCCGGTGAAGTAGTCCTGATCTTTAACGGTCTCCTGCAAGGTCTCAGGGTTGGACGTGTCAATGGCTGTGGGCTGGGCCGTCTGCTCAATGGCATCCATGACCGCCTGAACGTTCCACCCGGCCAGCTCGGCTGCTTTGCGGTCCTTGATCTTCTTCATCAGTTCGACCGGGGACGTGTAAACGCGAGCACAAAAGAAGTCCTGGTCTTCAATGGTGGCCTCGGTGCGCCGGGGAACCTTGAGCCACTGAAGGGATGTCACCTTGAACCGCCAGTCGTATTTGTCCTCCCGGTAGGTGAAGGCCACACCGAACATGGTGAAAAGGTGGACACACAGCAGCCGGTTGTAGGTGAACTTCGGCCAGTTGCGAATCATGCGGCTGATCTCTTCAGCGATGATGGGTGCCCACTGCTGCCGGGCCAGTTCATCCGCGAAGCCTGCTCTCAGCGGGGTGGTGCCGAACACGTCAATGCTGTCGAACACTTCATTGTAAGGTCGTTCAATGTCCTGCTGGGATTGTGAAGCATATCCCCAGTTGGCATTCGTGCGCCCAGCCATCCCGAGCAGGCGGTCTTGTTCAGAGGAGTACGGCGGGTCTCCGTCCACTTGGCTCTGCACCTTGGCCCGTGCTCGTGAGGAGCCGAGATCACTGGTGAAGAGGTACTGGTAGGCACCTGCCAGTTGAGCCGGGTTCTTGATCCGGCCACGCTCGATCACGTTGTCCTCCTCATCCAGAACATCTGGAATGGAGCTTGCCATCGCTAAGGAGGAATTGGGGTTGTTGTCCATTTCGCAGTTTTAATGCAAAAGCTTTGCTTTAGCAACTTGGTTACAAGAGCAAACTGGTTGCATTAATTATAACGTCAAGCTATCTTTTTCACATCTTCATGCCTTCTTCAGAGAAACCCAAGTCCCGCCAGCAACGATGGCAGGAAAAACAGTTCGCCATGAAACGGTGTGCTGTGTGTGGCTGCTCCGTGAATGATAACTCGCCCATGTGTATTGCCCACCGCCTTGCCGCCAAGGAACGGCTGCGGAAGCGCCGGGGGTCCATCAGACAATACACCACACTGGCCCAGTGGCAGGCTGTGGACTGGAATGAGCCCATTGAAACGATTGCCGCCAAGATGGGCGTGAGCCCCGGCACAGCCCGGTGGAGAAAAAGAACCCTGCAAAACCCATGAGTGCCGCCGACAATCTGAAAGTGACCAAATACGGTCTCAAGTGGAACCCAGTCAGAGATCTCAACGGGCGGCTGGTGCCGATCCCAGACTGGGCCATTGAACGCAACATGCTGGTCCGTTATGACCAGTTCAAAAGGGAGCACCCGGAACTGAAAATGCTTCCATGGGCAGAACATTTTGCCCGGCTGGTAAAACGTATTTTCAATGATCCTTTTCATGATCCTAAAAGCTCATGCAAAATTTATTATTTTGAATGGAACCCAAATGCAGTTCGTGTTATTAAACATTTTAAAGACAAAAAGATTCTTAGTCTTGCGGGCCACAAATCCTCGGGAAAAACTGATATTATAGCAATGATCGGTGTGATGATGTTCTGGCTCGACCCGGAAAACACCAAGGTCATTGTCACATCCACCACCATCTCAGCAGCCCAGCAAAAGGTGTGGGGCAAGGTGAAGCTGATCTGGCAGCACCTGTGCAAGTTCTTTGGCGGCGAAGACAACCTTCCCGGCAGGCTGATGGACTCCAAGAACACCATCCGCTACGAGAGCAAAGGAGTGAAGCATGAGCTGCGTGGTCTGACTCTGGTGGCTGGCGACAAGGGGAGCGCCCGTGAGTCCGCAGACAAGCTCCAAGGCACCAAGGCCCCCATCTTCATTGTGGTGGGTGATGAGTTCGACACCCTTGAGCACAGTCTCGTCAACACCATCTTCGGCAACTTGTCAGCTAACGCGGATCTGTACTTGCTGGCCGGGTTCAACCCCACCAGTTACTATTCTCCTGGCGGTGTCATCTCCAAACCGATCAAAGGGTGGCACACAGTCGATGAAAACAGCACCGAGTGGGAGACAGAGATTGAGCCATTCGGCATCCGTGGCTACTGTTTGCGCTATGACGGTGAAAAATCTCCCAACGTGCTGCTCGGCTACGAACGGTGGAAAGGTCTGCTCACGCTGGAAAACATCAACCAGTTCGGCGGTCTCGGGTCCAAGACTCCAATCTACTATTCCCAGATCCGTGGCTGGTGGAGTGCCACCGGCAATGTGGACTCTATTTACTCGGAGGTTGAGATCATCAAATGGCGGGCGGACGCCAAGGTCAAGACATGGGTGGAACCGCCCAAGATGGTGGCGGGGCTTGACCCTGCATTCACCCATGGCGGGGACCGCGCTGTGCTCACCATTGGCAAAGTCGGCCTGGCTCAATCACCAGACACCGGACTCACGCAGAAAGTGTTTGAGGTGGTCAAGTTCTATATCCTCGACCTCGACATGACCAACACATCCACCTCGAAGAGTGAATGGGTGGTGAAGCTCACCAAGAAGCATCTCGACGAGCATGGCGTGGACGTGCGGGATCTCGCGTTTGACGGCACCGGGGGCGGTGAGCCTTTCGGCGCACTGATTGCCCGTGACCTTGGCACTGGGGCCATGAACGTGAATTTCTCCAGCAAGGCTTCCGACAAGCCCGTGTCCAAGAATGACCCGCGCCCCGGCAACAAGCGATTCCGCAACATGGTCAGTGAACTCTGGTATGTGGTCAAAGAATTTGTCCGGTCAGGGCAGGTCAAGGGACTTCAGCCCGACATTGTAACCGAGATGGTTGCCCGCACGTATGAGGAGACCGGTGGTGTGGTTCGTGTCGAGAGCAAGGATGACATGAAGTTAAGAACTAAGAAAAGTCCTGATATAGCGGACAGTTTTTTCCTCGCATTCCACATGGCCCGTATGAAGCATGGGCTCAGCAGCACGGAGACCTCGGCCAAGAGGCCGGTGAGCACCAAAAGCGCCGGGCTGTTCCCAGTCATTGACCTCAACGCCAAGGCACCCCGTGTGCCCGTGGAAACGTTGGGCGATGGTGGCGGCTGGGGGTATGGGCTACGTGGTTGAAAGAATCCTCAGATTCTTTAAAACGACTGCCCGTGTTTCCCGTGACATCTGATCAGCGATTGCTTCAATAAGAGATTCATGGTGCCCTCGGTCATGCCTTTGAAAATCGCAAACCTCAAGATCAATACCAACAT